CCGCCATGCTGACTGTCCATTGGGTCTGCATACGCAGGAACATCATCACGATGTCCCAGTTGTCGTCCCAGACCTCAAAGTCATCTGACTCCTTTTCCTTTGGCTCAGGCAGTGTGATGCCAAAAGCGGCAGCGTCATCTTTGGTTTTATCCTCGATGCGCTTGCCGCCAGAAGCCCAATAGACAGCAGCGTCTTTTAGTTTCCCGACTGCGCCTCGCCGTAGGTGTTGGTGTAGGCAGACAGCACTGCTTTCAGCCAATCCACGTCATCAGCGAAATCATCAAGCTCGGCTTCAGAGAACTCAATCTCGTCACCGTCCTCGTCCTTGATACCTTCCCAGCCAACAAGGACTTTCTTGAGCAGCGAAACGCCCTCTGACTCAGAAACACCCTCAAGCTCAGACATCTTCACTCGCTTGAAGATCGCCGTGAACTCTGACTTTTCAAACTTGCCTGGCTTTTTATCGCTGGGCTCTTGCACTTCAACAGGCCACTTGAAGGTTTTTACCTTCTTACGAACAAAAGCCATCAGATAAATCAAATAAGCTGGCTCAGCATACACAAAAAAAGGGAGCCCGCAAAGGCTCCCTTCTGTGAGGAGAACCCCCACCCAATAGGGGCGATCAAGTGTAGATCAAGTCGAACTCAGCATTAGCTGCTGCATCCGGCACGCAGGTGTAAGGGATCTCAAGCATCGCAATGCCGTCAGAATCGCCATACGAAACATCACCGATATCCACCTTGCTAGAGGTGAATTGAACGATGTTGCCAGCAACGCTGCCATGGGTGAACTGAAGGTTGCCCAGGGCTGCGTCATCATCAACAGCAGCAGCAAAGTAATCCTTGGTTCCCAAAGCAACTGCCTCAATAGAGACAGAGCCAGAAGCTGCTCGATCAGTGATCAACACTTCTTTTGAGCCACCAACCAACTCTCGGTAGGTAGTGGTGTTACCCAGGTCGAAGGAGAAGCTCTGCAGAGCACCGGCATAAGACAACAGCTGGAAGCTGCTGGTGTTGCCGTTCTTGAAGAGCAGCGGATCATCCTGATTCGCATAAGTTGGAGTCAGAAGAGCCGTGTCATCAGGGGCGTTGTAGATGCCGGTGAAGGTGAAGTCCAACGTAGGAATCTCACCAACATTTGCAGTCAACGCCACATTTCCACGACAGCCAGTCATCTTGTGACGGACGCCATCGATGTTGTAGTGAATGGTGACTGATGAGAAGCTTGCACTGACCGGGTCGTAGGTAACCGAGGTGTTGGCGACAACAGTCTCTGCAAGACCACATGCCTTCAGTGCTTTGCCGTACTGAGGTGCAGTACCTGCGGCCCCAGAGCCAGCAAGTTCAACACTGAAAGTACATTCAACGCGAGTGTTTGCCAGCAGTTGCTGAGAAGCGCCAAGAAAGGGTCGAATCAGGTCGCGGCTAACAACATCACTGCTCTGAGGCGTGATGCTCAGATCCCTTACGAGTACCGCGTCGGCTCCGTCCGGAGTTGGATCCGTCCCGTAACTCGACTCCGTCTCGATCACGATCAGGCGTTTGCGTAGTAGCAGTGCCATCGGAACTTTCCTTTGATGGTTGTGGTGGAAGCGTCCGCTCGATCAGAGTACGCACGCCTGTTTCAGGATCAAGGAGGTAACTCCCGCCGTGACCACTGTGTTCATCCAACATGGTAAGTGGAGAGGGTGGTTAGGTTTAGCGTAGCTCTAACTGCTTACTGCGTTAAATCGTCAACATCTGTGCGATAGCGAATCTCGTACTCGCAACTAATTAGACCTGATGGTTTGTCTGCCTCTATAAACTCGAACTCAGTCCGTACAGGCACAACATCATGCGCGTAGCCCCCAAGCGTTAAGTCAGCCATGAGCTTGCTGTGCAACGACTCAACAGTGTCATCTGCCGCCTGGTCAGGAATGTCGGCTCTTTCGATCACAGTGATCCTTACCGTCATTGTCCAATCCAACTTCGGCAAACTGGTCGTTTGCACGCAAACATCCCTAATCGGCTGGATGATGATTGCTGGTGACTCTGTCCTTGCAATCGGATCAACACGAGTGCGATAGATCCTGGTGCTTACACCAGTGGTGTTTGCCAGCGCAGTTTTGATCCTGGCAAGAATGTTCTCGCGCTTAGTCGTCATAGCTTTGGCATCCCAGGACCAAGGTCACGCCTATTCTGCAGCACATACATCGCACGCTTGTAGTAGTAAGAGTCTGTTTTGCCTTCTGCCTCCAAAAGCTCTTTGATTCGGACCCAGTTCTCGTAGGTCTCCTTGTCCATCCACTAGTCCTTCATCAACATCACACGCATTATTTTGCCGTCATCAAGCAGCATTGGCTCACGCACGGTGTAAGCGACTCCGTCAACGGTCATCGCACTTCCGTTTGTGACACTTGAAAAGTCAGAAGTCTTGACCACCACTGCATAGTCAGTCGTCAACACGACTCCGTCAGCGATGATTTCGTTTGGCGACTCGAAGTATCCAACTCCGGTGGTCGAGCCAAAAACTACTGGCACTGTGAAGCCTGGCGTGTCAAAGAAAGCGTCGAGGTCTTCAGTGAATGAAAGTGCCATATGAAAAAGCCCCCGCATTGCGGGGGCGGCAGATCAAAGATCAGTTGTACTTCTTGCGTCCCAGTCCGACGACGCTCAATGCACCTGCACCAGTGCCACCGGCAACAGTAATGACAGCACGCGCATAGCGCTTGATCTCATCAGTGTTTACAACAAGGCTCTCTACAAGAGCAGTGTTGGCAGTGGTGGTGGTGAAGGCAGCGCCACTGACATCAGCAAAGGTGCTGTTGTCAGCAGAGTCTTGGATCTTCACGGCATAGGTGATGCCTGAGCCACCGGCTTCAGCATCAAGAATGAGAGTGATGTCACCCTCATAATCCAAAAGATCAAC